TCGTAAAGCAATAGAACAACGATGTGTTGATGCAAAGAACGGCAAACTTACAACTACCATTTTTGTTGTTACACCAAAAGACGAGAGAAAGTTAAAAGTTTGGAAAACTCGCATTTTTTGTGCTGGACCAAAAGATTACACCATCTATTATAGAATGCACTTTTTGGATTTTTGGGCTGCTCTACAGAAAGATAAGTATAAACATGGATTTGGAGTTGGAACCAACCCTCACTCATATGACTGGACCATTTGGTTTAGAAAAATGTGTAAGGTTGGATCTAACTTTATTGCCGGAGATTACAGTAATTTCGATGGTATGTTGCATCCCAGATTGGTAAGATTCTGTCTTGAAAGAGGAATGGATTGGATGATACATTGGTGTCCGGAAATGGAAGAACATCGTGGCTGCTATGAATCACTTTTTGAAGACGGTTGTTTTCCTACTTTGTTAGTGCAGACGGATTTGTATAAAGTGGGAAGAGGTGAAGCATCAGGAGCGCCTGATACAGCAGCAAAAAACACCATTATTAACGAGCTATACATTTTGTTATGCTATCTCGATCTTGCAGAACAACATGATATATTAGAAGCGACGATACAAGGTTTCTATGATAATTCTTTCACTTTAAAGTATGGTGATGATGTAGTGGTAGTTACAGCGGATAAGATAAAAGAATGGTTCAACATGATTAAAATATCCAACTGGTTTTCAGCACATGGAATAGTTTTTACTGATCCGAAAAAGAACATAATTTGCAGAGAGTTTGTTCCCGAAGAAGAAGTCACATTTTTGAAACGGTTTTTTAGACCTGCAGCTAATGGAATTGTCTATGCACCCATGGAACCATCAGCACTATTTGAAATAGTAAATTGGGTGCGAGTATCGAAATTTAATACACCGCAAGAAATGTTACGAGCGAATGTGGAGGATGTTGTGAGAGACAGCGTACACTACGGGAGAACTTCTTTTAGGAAAATTAAAACCATATTAAATCGAGCTTTGGTCAGTGTCGGTATAACACCTGTGAATATGATTTACACCTCTATTCATTTGGATATGTATGGCACAATTCCCCCAGATATCAACTACGATTTTTTCGTTGGGGATCATGACCTTTGGATCGAAACCAATCTTTATCAACAAGAGAAAATGATTTAGCTTTGTTCAAACTTTGTTGTTAGGCTACAGCAAAGATGGTATGCTTTTTAATTTGTTTAGGTTAAAATGAAAATAAAATAAATGTATTAA